TGACCCCTACCAGATCTCGGGCACGACACCGATCCAGGACTTCCTTACGGGCTACATCGAGCTCGGCTTCGAGGGTACTGGCCCGTCTGCGCCGGTTGTCCCCTACGGCCGGTAAAGATAACGTTTTTCACATGGCTATTTTTTATATCCAACGTGATGAACACTAAAGAAAATATTCCGGTGGTAATAGATGGATATCGGCATTGATTACAGTTTACTCCTTTACGTCCTTGTATGTGTACTCATAGGTGCGGGAGTTCCCTATACTTTCATACAATCACAGAAGTTATATGCCGCTATCGGATTTTTAATCTTTGCGCTGGCCTCCTTTATTTACTTTGGCCTTCGTTGGTTTGATGGACTTCATCTAAAACAATCAATGGTTGGAGGTGTTGATCCGAGTTCCTCATGGCCGCCGCAGATTAACTATTGTCCGGATTTCTTGAGTCTGAAGAAAGGCGCAGATAGTAAATATTATTGTGTAGATGCGATGGGAGTAAGTGCACTTACCCCATTCACTTCAACAAGCACAGTTGATCCCACTGCGAGTACAGCAAATCTATTTGGACCTCTTACTGCGAATAAAAAGGCAAGTGAGTATTTAAGCGATATGCTTAGTAAAAAACTAACATGGGAAGGTGTCTATGATGGAATCTCTCCTGCGAATGTAAAACCTCCTGTCCCGTCATAGGCCTAAGAGGTTTTTTGAATAAAAGATAGATGCCTCAACAACTGTCAAATATATCCCTACATCCCGAGTTGGAGTCAACACTTCAAACCTGGATTGAGAAACGACCCACCGCTGCTGTTCTTCTTTATGGAGTTCCTGGTGTTGGAAAAACAACACTTGCCTATCGCCTATTTCACGGAAACTCTCTGAAAGTTGTGGAGTTTAACGCAAGTCACACCCGTTCAGGCGCTTCCTTTCGGAAAACGATTCTTCCTCTTTTATGCCAAGGTGGAGTTCTTGAACAGATGAATACCGGTAAACGCGGCGGCGTAGGTGTTCTTCTTGATGAGATTGATGGCCTCAGTTCAGGTGAAAAGGGAGGCTTGTCTGAACTTACGAGTTATCTGCGAAACTGGAATCCAAAGGATCCTGGAAATCCTCTGATTCTGATTAGTAACACCCTTGAAAACCGGTCATTGCTTCAGATTTCAAAGTTATGTACCACCTTTGAAGTGGGTCCGGCGCCGCGGAAGATTGTAGAAGATTGGCTTCAGTGTTCACTTCCATCGAGTTGGGAACAAGGTAGTGAACTCTCGGGTGATCTACGAGCACTTAAGCGATTTGTGGCTGGACTTGAAGTGGAAACTGAGTTAAGTGAGTATCCTGAAGGTGTTCTTCCAATCGCATGGTGGTGTCTATGGAATCCGTGGCACGCCTGGGTTGAACTTGATATTGAAAATAATGAAGGAAATCTTGCGGGACTTGTTGCGGCTGAAAATCTACCTGAACGTCTCTTAGCCACGGGGAAAGAAAAAGAGGAACTGTGGAAACTCTACATTTCACTTTTTGATAGTTTAGCCGAATCGGATCGTGCAGATTATTGGGCTTTTTTCTATCAATGCTGGAATCTTCTTCCTTTTTCTCATGCCTTGAAGTTAAAAAATCTGGGACTTCATTTGACTGAAAAATGTCCCTTTCCTCCCGAGGCTATACCTGAATCAACGAGCATGAGATATACATCTGTATTAACTCGTCAATCAGGTATGTTTAATGCATGGAAGTTACTCTGTGAACTTTCGGATTCTCATGGAGTCCCTATTCGCCTTTCCTCAATGGCTGCGGACCTTGAGTTACTTCTAGGAGAAGGTCTCAAGCTCGACAGAAAACGTCGTCTTAATAATCTACGATTTACTGCTGCGACTGTGAATACACTTTTACAGGAAAGACCTCCCGCAACTTCTTCGTTATAAAATAGAATGAAATATACAAACTGGCTTCTAGGAGACGGATTTCTATTCTTTATAATCATATTACTTATGATAGGTATTGTATTTAAGGCATATGTATATTCACAATTCAATATTAAACCCGTTTCTTTAGTTAATGTGAATGTCTAGGAGGCGACTTCATTTGGATGAACTAACTTTACAAAATGGAGCGGAGTCGTCCGTCCCATACGATACGCGCGGCCGAGAATCTGCTTTTCTTCCTCAGGCGTCATCGCGTGCCATAACACCACATAGGTTGCTGATGTGATATTCAGACCAGCACCTGCGTGATTACTATTTAAGAGTAATACCCGAACTGATCCCGCATCAAATCGTTCAAGTAGACTTGAGATTACATCTTTATTACCCTTTACACTTTGAACCGTTATATTATCTGTTTCAAGAGTTTCCTGCATCATCCTAAATGGATTTTCATATCGACTAAACACAAGAAACTTATCACGGGGATTTTTCCGAAGAAGTTCTACTAATGCTTCAATCTTCTTTGGTTTCTTAGCAGGTAGTTCTCTAGTTTGTATAGGGGCTTGAGTTCCTTCAGATACTTCGTGAAGTTGACTGGCGGGCATTTCTGTGCGACAGAGAGGACATCCATTTTTTCTTGAAAGACATTCTAAAATACATACGGCACAGAAAATCGCTGAACAACAGGGTGTAAGTAATGGTTTTGTCGGCTCATCGTAACAGATGGCACAGATTTCTTTCTTATAGTTTTCAATGCGCTTTTTAATACTTATAATCTGCTCCTTCAAACTAGAAATCTTAGATTGAAGATTTGCCAAGGCCTGCTCCTTTGCCTGAGGTGTTGAATACTCTTCACCTTGCTTAAATATATATAAGCGTTCGAGGCGGTGTAGTTCATTTGTCCGATTTTCTGTAACAGCCTGAATAAGATTCATAGGAGAATCGGCTGGAACACCAAGCGCGCTCAGTGCGGACTGAACATCGCCCGCATTCAGTAAGTTCTGAATCGTATGAGGCACAGATGATGAAACAATACGCTGAGCCATACTAGGCTCACATTCAATAGTACGTGTAAATAAAGGAGGTAATGAAATCGAGTTCTGAATGAACTCATCGCGACATCGTAGAACAAGTTGAGTTCTAAAGGGATGTTGAATCCGCAGAAACTCTCTAAAATAAAGGCCTGAACGTGATGTATATCTCGCAACAAATCCACGCCCCGCATTTACTGATTGAAGCATATATGCCTGATATACTGGATCAAGTTGTGTAAAATCAGGTCGCTGTGTGACTCGTTGAACATGTGTATGAGGTAGCCAGATTCGTTCATTTTCAAAAAGAAGATTTTGCCATGTGGCCGAAATAAGCCATAGAAAACTTACATCTGGAAATCTCTGTGTGCTTGGAATATATATACTATCTGCCTCATCAACATAGATTCTTGAAAAATAAATCTTATGTTCAATCAGTTCAAGCATTTTTCCAACAAGAGTATGACTTATCAAGACTACATCAGATTCAACTAACTTCTTAAAAAAAAGAGTACTTTCAAATGCGCGTTTGGTGGTAACCGCATAACATGTCAGATCTGTTTGATCATCAATATATGTCTTCCATTGTCGAAATAAAGTATGTGGAACAACAAGCAGCGCAGGCGAGTTTGAAAGATCTGTATAACTATGTTCAACAAAACTAAATACATTTTTATTTGAATATTGATTTAATCCACGATATGAAGAAAGTGGGGCTTTTCCTTTCATAGCTGCTATATGACCAAGTACCATAAGTGATTTTCCTACACCAACCGAATCACCTAATACCGCAAATCGACTATATAACTTTTCTCCACTTATGTCATATCCCTTCCGTAGATTATTTTCGAGACCTATCATCGAATGAATAATCGCCCGTTGATGAGCTCGTAAGGAGATCTTAATCGAACGCGGCTGATCACAGATCGGTGTTTGCTCACTACATGCATTCAAAAAAGGCCTATTATATAAATCTGTAAAATACATTCCATTATACATTCTGCCTTCTACTAAAGACCGTCTTAGAGCAAACTTTAGGCTATGCGTTTGAATAAAACTCACGTAATATAGAATCTTTAATAAAATCTCGCAACTTAAGAGTTGTTAGTTTAATAAAAGGATTTTTTATATCTTCGCGCAACTTTTTCTTATCAAATGTATTTTCACTATGGCTCATGACCAACATAACCTTTTGAGGAACTAGTTGAATCATTGGATATTTATAATGATCAAGAAAAGATTGTTCTTCTGCGTGCGTCACGGTTTCATCATAGAGATGCTTTCTCGCATAGGATGCGCGCCACGCCATTGTACCATTCGTCGCATGATTTTTGTTGTATGGGCCTAACTTAAAAATCTGTTTACTGTCAGAATAATACATGAAGATTTCAGAAGATCCAGCCAGTTGAATATCCTTATTATTTGCAAAGGCCATTACAACATGATTCACGCGTTCAGGAGGATAATAATCATCGTCGTCCATTGCGATAATAATCTCTCCCTTAGACTCCTTATTGAGCCGATTTCTCTTCGCGCCAATGGTCAACTTTTCATCGAGTGGAATATATCGTAGGTTCGGTATATTCTGTGCGGCAAATAAATCTCCTACTTTATCCTGTCCATCGTCTAAAATAATCCATTCCATATTCTCTTTTTTATAAGTTTGCGATAGATAACATTGGATTAACGAAGGAATGAAGCGTCTCCTGTTGTAAGTGGGTGTAATAACACTTACAAAAGGGATTGAAAGGTTCCTAGACATTCTACTTTTAAAACGTGATCGGTGTTTAACCTATTTCGTTGTAGCTAGCGCAGCTTCAGCTGCCTTATGAAGTTCATTGCGAGCTTTATCAAGATACTCACCACTTCTATACATCACGAGTTTCTGAAAAAAAGATAATCCATTTGGATAGTTATCTGGATTGTACTCATAAAGAGGAATCATATAGGATGCGAAGAACGGTGGTTTGCCACGGATTGATTGTATGATATAATAGGGGAATACATAGAAAAAACATAGACATCCCCAAATAAAATATAGAATGCGAATCGAAGGAGGACGAAGCATGACTTGATTTGCGAGAATAGCACCTGAATACAGAGCAAGTGCACCCATAATCGCATAATAAATCGCATCAAACGATCCATCATAGATCTTTCCGAATAATCTTGACATATTAAACTCACTATCTTCACGTGCTTGACGTTCAGCCTGGGCCTGCTCAACAAACTGTTTGAATTGATTGAGTTGGACTGTGGTATTTGGTGTGTCAAGAGATGCTTTTTTTGTATTTAACTCTGCCATAATATCTGTATCCGCAATCGTTGTATTTATAAATGTATTAATATCATCTACTTTTGTTTGATAAGTGAGCAGGGTATCATTTAGATTTTTTGAATACCAGAGTTGATTTGTATCAAGATTCTTCTGAATCGCTTTTAACTTATCATCTGCGACTTTATTCTCATTATGAAGCATAGTTACCATTACATTCCAAAACTTGATTTCATTAAATAAAATAAAACGAGTTCGGTCATCATTATATAAAGTAGTTGTTTTATCTAAAAGTGTCTGTGATTTATCCAAGATCTGATCTGAAGTCGCGGATGTATTTGCGGCAAGCCACGTTGTTGCTTCATCAAAGGCTGCCTGTAGTAATGTAGCACCTTCAGGAGTAACTGTAGTATCCTTTACTTGCTGTTCAAGAGTTCGTGTCATTTTGGTGAGTTGATCACGGAAATCATTACGATTTGAACGTGCCTCTTTCTTTTCAGCTCTTTGATCCGCTGCGCGATCTTTATTATATGTAACATTCGCAACAACGTCTCCCATCTACTAGTAAAGAAACACAGAAAATCCGGACATACCGCAGCTTTACAGCGCATATTTCAACTGGCCCATACCTGATACGATATCTACGAAGTTAATGGATTCCACATAGATGGTTAGATCATACACATAGGTTGTATTTGAAGGAAGTGTAAATGGATTTACTTCGACTTGAAAGACACGTATACGACTCGCATTAATGGACCCAGCAGGTTGCGCATTTGGCGAATGAAGACAGAATGAATATGTAGGAACAAGTTCCTGAGGATTTCCATCTGTGTATTTGAAGGGTGTGATTTTTGTAAAATAATCAATCGGTTTTTCTTCCTGAAGTTCATTGCCATCAGCAAGTACACGTAAACTTTGTAGGATTTGAAGCTGCGCATAGGGAAGAAGAATACCTGATGTATAGGCGGATTGAAGTAGTTGACTTGTCCCTGTACCTGATACATAAGGTGTCTTCGGATAACTCCACCAGTTTGTGAAGTTTGCAAAATCATTCCTGAAAGGAAGAGAATCGGAACGACGATTTACAATAACGAGTCGTTCAATCGGATTATGTGTTTCTAAATCTAAGAGTTGTCGAGTATAAATGGTTGGAAATGGATACGGAGTAACTTGATGAACAAGATAGGAAAGGGGAGCTTGTGCAAATACAGATCGTTCTTGTTCACCCAAATAGATATATCCAATCTGTAAGCATGGATTGAAGTTCCATGTGCTTAGTGTAGGAACTACCGATCCAACATCTGTTAAAAAACTTCTAAACTCACCGCTTACATCGTATATAGTACTATAATCAGGAAGATTTGACTGAATATTTGCAAGGCTTGCTGTTGTTTGGATTCCAGGGCGTACACGGAACCCTGATGCATCAAGAATTGAATAAAGTTGATTAATAGGATTTAATAGGATACGTACTTCACATTCATGATACTGAAGTCCAACAAGAGGAAGAGCAGATCCTTCAGATTCAGCAAACCAAAAAGGTAAAGGTACATGAATACGCTGTCCAAAAATAGAAGGTCGGTTAAGTTGTTGACCTAGTTGACGACTTTGATCTTGTATTACAGTTGGATATCCTGTTTGATTACGACCCCCTGCATAAATACCATTCTCGGGTTCTGTAAGTTCAGGTGTTTCTCCAACAAGAGATTGCCATTTTGCGAACTTATCGGAGGGATAATCAATCAATGCTTTTGCAAGAAGATAGGATCCATCAAACTCTTGTATCTTTTGTCCACCAATATACAGACCTACCGTATTAATAAGCGCAAGTCCAACATATTTTGTCCATTGAAACTCATATTGATAGGTACGTATAGTAGGAGATACATATTTGCTAAAGATGTCGGGTAACTGAAAAGAGAAATACATATCATTTACAAGATCTCCAATACGCTCAATCTTCTTTCTAACAGTAATCTGCTGATCATATGAAAGTTGATCTTTACCATCCATCTGTTGTGTAACACTTTCCATCGAGAAATGCGAATATCGCCGAAACACCTTGTAGAAAAAGGTGACGTCGGGATTTCCACTCAAAAGAACATTTTGAGACCCGTAGGCTACTAAGGCTAAAAGGCCACCACCTGTCATTGCTTACCCTTCTATTTCCTGAGGCTTTAATACTGTAAAGCATAAAGAAATGTGTAGATGATTTTTATTTACGAGGTATACCATGAATCTGCGAGGGTATTCTGTAAGTAAGATGACGCAGAGAGATCACCTGATGTGTCAATCTGCGAAGAAGGTCCCTCATTCACAGCTGCCTGGATTTCGCTGAAGGAAAGAGCATAGCGATAGTGTGAGAGGCGACTGATTTGCCCAGACATAGCACCACTTACACTGAACTTTTCGCGGTCAGATGAAGTTGTACACGATTTGCCATTCGGGCAGAAACCATTCGCATTGAGGTCATTTGTATTAAATGTAGCTGAACTGAATATATTTACATTCTGATAGTTCTGGTAAGGATAGGTATCTTCCATAGAGATACGACCCTTCATATTGCCATTCACATACACTTCAAGATTGTTCGCGCGGAAGAGAATCGCAATATGGAACCACTTTTGTATAGGTACATTCTTGATATCAACATAGTTAAACCATGTCTTGTAGGAGTTCATTGAGATGCGCATTGTGTTTTCCTTCGTAATAATAAATACACCAGGACCAATGAGAGGGAAAGGTTTTGAATATCCCTTGTAGAATACAGTTTTCAGGATAGTATCTGTATCGGCATTATTAAATGTAGCCGGGTCAATGAACAGGAAGAAAGTATACGTAAACTCTACACCTGTACGTTCATTATC